CTACCAACTGAGCTAAGTGGGCGATATTGGTCTCAGTGGCAAGATTCGAACTTGCGATACCCTGTTCCCAAAACAGGTGACTTGACCAGCTAGCCTACACTGAGATACTCAAATCTATTTAAAGTAGAAATAATTGGTGCCCCGAGTCCGATTCGAACGGACGATCCATCGATTATGAGCCGATTGCTTTGGGCCAGCTAAGCTATCGGGACATCCTTAATTTGCTACATCATGTTCAACATTCTATAATCATTCAACTAAAGCGTCAAGCACTCTAGCATAACTTTTTCTACTGGCAAAACGGTCAATCGACAATTTTCACCAACGTACCCAGATCCAGTATCAATGTACATACTGTTCTTGTGGACTAAAGGCTCCGATACGACAGAATGGCCGAATACAACTGCATCAATCCCTTTGATTTCTACCGCAGAACCAAATTGCTCAATTGCATTAATTCTAGCTCGTCTCCATAGAGCATTTTCGATAACACATGGATCTGCTAGATTCTCCTTAAAGGATATCCAATCATTGAACGGTACATCTGCATGTACGATACCTAGAATGCCTAGATCATTTTCTATCTCGATACCAATCGGAAGTTTCTTGAATGTATCTGCAATTCGATTGATTTCCTCTTTAGAATTGAATACATTCCATACACCTCCGGTTTCGATGTAATAAACTGCAGGAATCAAACCTTCGGCAAATTGAATTGCCATCTGTTCGTGATTCCCCAATACAGTCTTGAACCATGGATATTCTAGAAACTCTTCTACTAGATGAGATTCCACACCTCGATCAACAAGATCGCCGGTTGCGAACAATCGATCGTTCTCATAATCGAATCCGAGTGAGTCCAATTGTCGAATAAGGGCACTAAAACATCCATGTATGTCACCAACAACAAAGTCCTTACCCTTTAGATTCTTCGCATATCGCAAGATCATTTCGGGACAGTTCCTTCAATTGCTTTAGAGTAAGAATTTCCCAATACCCGAGAATTCTTATACACAACATCTAGGCATCGAGAACAAAAATACGCATCTTCGTAGATTCGATCATACGAACCAGATCCAGGACGAGGATATTCTGAGTAATGGTATACAACATTTTGAAAATGATACTCGTGGTCACACATGACTCACTCCTTAAAAATATGCCTAAATACTAATATCAAATTACTAAGCAGTCAAGCACAACTATCCACACTAAAACAGTATATTTTGTTCTAGGTATGCCTATATATACCTAGTTTGTTTTAGACGACGCTGTGCTTAACTAGGCTGCTTACGTTGGATTTTAGACTAAAAGGCATGGCTCGTAAATATCACCAAGGTAAGTTCAAACCGAAGAATCCTCAGAAGTATCAGGGAGACCCAACAAACGTAATTTATAGATCATCCTGGGAAAGATTGGTCTTTGTATGGTTAGACAACCACCCTGCTTGTATTGGGTGGAATAGTGAAGAGGTCGTTATCCCATATATATCACCGGTCGACCAGAAACCTCACAGATACTTCCTAGATGTGAAAGCAACATTTAAATATCAGGATGGGAGTAAAAAGACGTTCTTAATAGAAATCAAACCATATTCTCAAACTCTCCCACCAAAAAATACAACAAACAAAAAACGTCTGCTTGAAGAATCGATGACATACGCAGTAAATCAAGCCAAGTGGGAAGCTGCTACAAAGTATGCCAAAAAATACGGGTATGAGTTCAAAGTCATAACCGAAAAAGAGATAGGAATCAAATAACGTGGCTCGCCAAAACTTAGATCAAATTTTTCACGCCCCTTGGTCGCCGATACAGGTCAAGAAGGAAGACATCAATAGGTCTCTATCTTGGTTTGCTGAAACGGTTAAGAAGCTAGGTGACCGAACATCTGTTAATGCACTTCTTCAGAATACAAAAAGAAGGACTACGACGATTGTGCCCGGGAAAATGTATATGTATCTATATGATGCCAAGCATGCAGAGACACTACCATATTTTGATCAATTTCCATTGATGATCCCATTCTCACGAACAGCAGAAACAATCACCGGACTAAACTTCCATTATCTCAACTACAAAATTAGATTTTTCCTATTAAAGAACCTGATGGATTTTGCAACAGACAAAAAGTTGGATGAAAAGACCAAACTTAGGTTTTCTTGGGATCTGATCCGAGGAGCATCAAAATTTGCTCCTGCTAAAGCCGCAGTACACACATATAGATTCGACTGTGTACAAACCCAATTTCTGGAGATACCACCAGAACAATGGTACACAGCTATGCTAATGCCGGTTGAGAAATTTGTTAAGGGTAAAGAACAATATAGATTCAACAAAGAAATGGTATGGAGAGATTCGATTAAAAGGAGCGCAGGCTAATGTTCATATATACTGGCGTAGTTGAGGATATCAACGACCCATTGGGTGCCGATAGAGTTAGAGTTAGAGTTTTTGGGAAGCATACGGATGACAAAAAACTAATTCCTACGGATTCGTTACCGTGGGCTCAAGTTATGAAGTCCACAGATTCGGCTTCGTTATCTGGGATCGGTTTCTCCGCACATGGACTACTTCCTGGATCTTGGGTACGACTTTATTTCGAAGACTATGATGAACAGTATCCTGTCATCCTAGGATCCATTTCTGGTATTGCTACGTCATCAACTCAAGATGCTGCATACGAAGAAGTTGCATTTGGAATTTCGGAAAACCAAACTCGCTCAGAACAAGATATTAAATCTGTAGAGGGAGGAATATCAGCGACCGATGCGTGTGAAGCCAACGTTAATATCCAAGGATTTTACGACATCTATGGACAGGTTGCACCAAATTTAGTTCTTCATGCTTGCTGCGATGCCGGAATATCAAATCCGTATGCAAAGATAGCAATCCTTGCGAATGTAGCAAAAGAATGTGAATTCAAACCAAGAAACGAATCCTTAAGATATACAGTCACAAGAGCGAGACAAGTATTTCCATCTAAGACAGCAAATCTTAGTGATTCTGAGTTATCCGAAATTCTATCAACGGAAGAATCTGCAGGTAACTTCTTCTACGGTGGAAGATACGGAAACGAGAAGAACGAGGGATATATGTATCGAGGACGAGGATATATCCAAATTACATTCAAGGACAACTATCGAATTGCTAGTAAAGATGTTGGTGTTGATTTAGTTAACAATCCTGATCTTTTGAACTTGCCAGAAAATGCAGCAAAATCTGCAGTAAAATTCATTATCAGAAATTGTGGCGGCATAGGCATCCTAAATGAATTGAATAACCAAGATTCGGCAAATAGAGTAGTTACTCAAGCAATAGGCGGTAGGGGACTAAACTTAAATTCCGGTATTGGCGCAGTCTATCTATCCAAAGTCAATAAGTACTCAAATTATGGCTACGTTACTATAGAACCAGACGGATCAGAACCAAAAAAAGCTGAGCCTATCGGCAACAAGGATAGTTCTGGGCAGGTTTCTGATGGACTATCAAATTCCGATAGGCAAAAATTAGCAAAGGCTGGTGTTGGCTTCAGGGATCCTTCTGGAAAATATCCATTGAATGATTTCATTAACGAACCAGATACAAATCGACTGGCTAGAAGAACTACGAAGAAGACAATATTTGATAAAAAGAAAGCCCAAAGAAGAACCGGGATTCGAAATATCGGTGGGGACTTCAATCAACCAATCCCACCATACAATGCAAAGTATCCATACAACCGAGGATATTTTAGTGAGAGCGGCCACGCATTAGAATTTGATGATACGGAAAAACAAGAACGCCTAGACGTGTTCCATAAATCCGGATCGTTCATAGAAATAGATGCATACGGAAATCGAGTCAATAAGATTGTTGGGTCAGATTATACAATCATCGAGAAGAATGGTTATTTGTATATTGATGGTACAGTTCGTATTACGGTAGCTAGTACTGCTAACATTACGATCATGGGAAACGTCAATATGTCTGTTGACGGTAGTTTCAATTTAGATGTTGGTCAGGATATCAATCTGACAGCCGGAGGCGATCTAAATATTGGAACTGGTGGGTCTATCAAAGCAAATGCCGCAGGGAACATTGCAATGGATGGTGCTAAGATGGATCTAAATTCTGGGGAAGCTCCAGCAATGCCAACGTCTTCTAGAGATCCACAAGAAAAGGATTATCAAGAACAACTAGGTGAATCTGTTGAAAGCTCTGAGTTTGAAACATACGACGATGCCGACCCCGCAGAAACAGATGCATATATCGAGGAAGCTATTGTGTCGGGTAAGGTATCAAAAGACGAAATAGAAGAAGGTAAGAATAAGACAGCATCAGAATCTGACGATAAAACCCCGGATGCAAAAATAGAAATTCTTCCTGGGAACTGCGAAGTATTTGCAAATAGAGAATCTATACCCGATATTACGATGTTGTCTAAGTATTTCTCTCTAGGTGATCTAACAACTAGAGTCGCCCTTCCTTCGGAACGAAGATCGGTTAGTCCAAATTCTGGATTATCTGTTCCTCAAATAGTTTGTAATCTGAAGAAACTTGCTGAGAATTGTTTGGACCCAATTAAAGAACAATTTTCTGATATGATCATCACGAACACTATTAGAAAGAAAGGAAATAGGTCCCAACACGAAACTGGACAAGCTGCAGATATTCAATTTACGACAGCTTCTTCCTCGGAGTATTTTGAAATAGCAAAATGGATCAAGGATAATGTATTGTTTGATCAATTGCTACTAGAATACAAATCTACAGGAACAAAACGACCATGGATCCATATTTCGTTCTCAGATAACCCTAGACGAAATGTAATGACTTTAATGAATCACAAGAAGTATTCCGATGGTCTTTCTAATCTAGGATAACGATGGCATCTATACTAGATCCAGAGATTGGTATCACTTATGAATGGGACTATTTCAATTTCAATATTCCCATTCTACCCACACCAGTAGAAACGCCAGCTCCTGTTGAAGGACAGCCTCCTCCAGTAACACCAGAACCAAATACAGTAGAAGCAATATCTATTGAAGAAATATTTGATCAAGAGATTGGAGAGATGGAAAACAAGTTCCTAGAATACGAACTTGGGTCGAATCCTTCAATATCTGGGTATTTCGATTCTGTATTTGATCAAACAGAATATCAATCATATAGACAAGAACCGGAGTTCAATAATGTATATACTACGGTATCTAAAGCTAGTGATATTCCAGATCAAGATATACACATAATAAAATACAGAGTCGATCCTAGACAACAGGTTGATCGACATTTTAAAGTGACTGTTCTTGAGATGCCTATTAACCAAGAATTCGAGATTGATATCTGGATCAAGGTATTGAACAACTACGATAGATCTAGAATGATATTTTTGAACAAACTAAACGAA